GCCCCGCCCCCCCCTGCGTCAGACCTCGGCCTCGAGGAAGATGACCTCCATGTCCACGCTGACGGCTCCTGTGCCGCTGCTGCACTTCGCCAGGACGCCGATGTCGGTCAGCTCCGGGAACCGCAGCGGCATGTCGAAACTGATCACGATCGATCCGACCAGCCCGATGAACTCCTGCACCTTTGAGATCGGCTTGTAAGGCGCGGCGGTCTGCAAGATCCCCTCGCGCTTCAGGATGATCACATCGGTGGTCTTGGTCCCGCTGCCCTCTGGGCTGATCTGAATTGATGTGACCAGGCCCACATGATTGCGCGGCACGGTGATCGTCCCGATGCCGGTCGTGCCTGATGGGAACCCATTCAGCTGGATCTGCGCCCAGTCCTCGGTGCCTGCCGCATTCTCGATGGTGATGTTGCCAATGTGCGAACCGGCTGACTGCGCGCCATATGTCCCGCTCTCATAGACCTCGGCCAGATAAAGCCGGATGAATGATTGCGTCGTGCTGGCCGATGCGCTTGCGCCTGCCGTGGCTATGACCTCGGTGATCTCATCGCCCGCCGCGTTCATGCCATAGAGCCGCACAGAGCGCGCCCCAGCGCCTGCTGCCGTGTCCCCAGCGTTACCGCCCGCCTTCAGCCGCAATGGCGTTGCAGCGCCCGCCTGCGGCGTCCTGTAGATGCCGAGATCGCTGACCGGCGTGTAGCTGGTCGTCACCCCAACGTTGCGCCCGAATTGATGGTGGACATGGGCCTGGAACATATTGCCCATCGACAGATGGTGCGACCAGGGCAGGCTGTTTTTCTGGCGGATTTCCATTATCTGTTCCCTCTGTGGCGCGGATCGATGGGCCAACCATCGTCACCGATCTCCAGGTCAAAGCCGTAGTATTCGGTCTGCTGGATGTCGCCAGAGTGGCAAGTCCAGCAAACCGATTCCAGATTGTTGTAATCGAAAAAGAGATCCAGGTCACCTTTGTGCGCGATCTTGTGGTGGACGACAGCGGATCTCGGATCGGCCACGCCACGCTTCAGCATCGCGCCGCATCCTTTGTGCTGGCAGCGATAGCCGTCACGCAGCAGGACGCGCCGACGCAGGACCTGCCACTGCTTGGTCTGGTAGAGCCGCCGGTATTCGTTGGCCTCTGGTGTGCGCCACTTGTCCACGATCACCTCTTGATCGCCATGTATGCGAATTCGGATCTGCCGATGCGCTTGCAGAACAGGAACACATCGTCCTTGGCTTGGGCCATCGATGCGTCCCTCCTGTGAACGCCACCGCAGTGCTGGCCGATGTGGTATATGATCCTGTCCCCCTTGTGGGCGTCGGCAAGAGCCGTCCAGAAAATGCCGTTCTTTTCTTTTGTGATGTTGATGTCGGTCATTCTGTCACCCCGAAGTCGATGTCATCTTCCATGTTCTGCCCCTTGTCCCTGATGCCAGAAATCTGCGCGCCGGGGAACGCCAGCTTGACCGCCTCGACCAGCCCGTTGCGGTGGGCGTGCATGGCGATGGCGGCCTCGCGCATGGTGAAGACCACCAGCCCGGGCCGCTTGGCATATGCTGCGGGCCAATGCCGCCCGTCCTCGATGATCCCATATGTCTGGCCTTCGTAATTATATTCCCAGATCATCGGATCCGATATTGGCTGGCCTGATTTGAACGCCTCTTCGTCCATTGATTTTAAGCCGCGCAGGCAGACCTCGACCCAGAATTTAACTTTGTCGGGATCCTCTGAATTGATGGCGTCATTTAACCCGGCCATCGCCTTGCCCCATTTCGCGGCGCTTTCTGTCGCGACGATTTCCGGCAGGCGATCGACGCCCCATTTGCGATCCATCTCGCGCATCGCCTGATCGAACGGGCCGACGCAGACATCGCACCTAATCTGAGCCGCCGTCGATCCCTGGTGCAGGATCCGATCCTCTTTCCTCTGTCGGATTGGCCTTGGCCTTTGCTCCATCTCTCTCTCCTGTTTTCGTGGTCATCGCCGTCGCGCCGGGCCAACCCGTGGCAGGGCAAACCCAGCGCTGTGCGCCGCTGCTGCGCCGCTAGGCAGGCAGCAGTGGCGCGCAGTGCGCCGCTGGGTTTACCCTATAGGGTTGGCTTTCCAGCGGCGCAGCCATTTTGCGCCGCTGGCGCGCCGCTGGAATGCTGTTTTGAAATCCAGCGGCGCACATCAAAACTGGTCCCCGACCCGGCCCACAGCGCGCACACCTTTGCGGTCTTTGCGCTGGGCCTCGGACCGATATTCGAACTCCTCGATCAGACCTCGCTCGTGCCATGTCTTGATGATCCGCTTGGCCTGCCCGTCTGTCTTGGTGTGCTGCGCGTCATCGAATGCATAGGAGGTGATGACCCGCCCGACGAACCGATCCTTGTCCTGCGGCCTGATCGAATAATATTCCTCTGACCCGTCGCTGGTTTTAGGGCCGAGATCGATCAGGCGCAGGATATCGTTGACCACCTTATCGGTCATGCCTTTCCATTCATCCGGCAATTCGAATGGAACGCAGACGCCGACCCATTCGCCGTTCTCTATTTTAACGCCGGTCATCTGCCGATATACCGCCTTGTCGGCTGGCGGTGCCAGATTGGCCTTTCCGTCATCGACCCTGAATATGCCTTTCGCCTGATCCGGGCTGACGCCAAGCTTTAGGGCATCGTCCTCGCTGACCCGATTGATGACCCGCGCCGCCCTGGCCGCGCCGATCAGAGATCCTGCGCCGCGCACGCTGTCGATGCTCGCATCCTCGCCGTTGCCTTTGCGGATGTGATGGACCAGGCCGATGGCGGATTTGGTTTCGTCGGCCACGCGCCTGATCTCGGCGACGATGGCGTTGACCGCCATGTTGTCATTCTCGTTGATGTTGTGCGCGCCGACGAATGGATCGATGAACACGCAGCCGATCTGCTTTTCGGGAATCTTGGCGCAGAGATATTCGACCAGCTTTGTGTTGGGCAGGACGCCGTCGCGGGTCTGGATTCCGAATTTGAGGCTGAAATCTCGGCCAGCGTTGACAAACAGCCGACCGCGCACATCGGCGGGCTTGATGCCATAGTGGCGCATCGCGGCCAGGACGCGGCGCTGGATTTCTTCGAGCGGGTCTTCAAGGTTAACGATCCAGACGCTGGTGCGCTCCTTGACCTCTTCACCCAGGAGCGGCCTGCCGGTCACGATGGCGAGCGCCTCGACGATCTGGAGGCTGGTCTTGCCGATCCCGCCCGCCGACGCCAGGACGCTGACGAATGATCGCAGATAGTGGTGGGCATAAATCCACCGGCGCGGCTCGATCTTGGCCTCGTCAAACATATCGTAAAGGCTGGGCCAGTCTGGCGCTGCGTCAGGCGCGTCCACAGGCGCATCTGGGATGTCTGCGGCTCCGTCATGCTCCGGCGCGTCCATCGCGCTGCTAGGCGGCTCTGGCGCGGGCTGTGGGGCCACATAGTCGAAATCATCCATCCCGTTGTCTGGCACATCGTTACGAGCCGGGTTGATCTCCGCGCCATATGCCCGGACGGCTTTCTCGAAATCCCCGCCATGCTCATAGTGGACGAACAGGTCAAAGGCATCGCCCCAGCAATAGGAATTCTCGCCCAGAGACTTCGGCCTGCCGACGCCAGCGGCTGCGTCTGATCCCGACAGGCTGACCCAGTGCGTGCCGAAATTTTCGGTCGCGAACGATGGGCTGGTTTGATAGCGCGACCGATAGTGTCGGGACGATCCCCGTCGCGTGTATTGGTATCGAGCCAGCAGGTCGTCGATGCTGTGATCTGCGTTGAACGCATCGACCGGGCTGGCTTCGTCCGGGAATTTCTGCCGACGCTCGGCGCGCTGGCGTTCACGTTCCGCCCGCGCCCGTTCTGCCTGCTGGGCCGCGATGCGCTGCTGTTCTGCGCGGCGGTTGACCTCTTGCTGGATCGGGCTGTCGGCATCGATCCGCAGCGGCTTTCCGCGCAGGATGCGGCTCTGATAGAAGATCGGCGACAGGTCTTGATTGCGCTTCGCCAGCGGCACGTTTGGCAGATAGATCGGCTGCCCACAGCGTGCTAGCGCGCCATCTGGATGCACGCCGTTCACATGCAACAGGTCAAAGAAGGCGGTCTGGACCTCTTCATATTCCGCGCCAGAGATCACACCGGCCAGCGGCACGATCACCCGCCACTTGCGGTTTTCCGGCGATGCGCCAGAGGATGAGTAGATCAGCATCCCGGCCTCGCCGCAGACGGCCTGCACGGCCTCTTGCACATCGTCGATGGTCGGGTTGCCCCGGTCGATGTCCACGCCCAGCGCCCGATATGCGCCGCGTTCGCGCTGGGCTTCGTGCGCTCGGCCATCATGCGCGCGATAGGTGGACGGGATGAAAAAGTCGGCGTCGATCTTTTCCTTGGCCTGCGGTGTCAGGACCAGTTTGACGATCTCATTCCAGCTGATGCCGGGATAGGTTTGCTCTGGCCTGTCGATCAGCGTGAAAAACGATCCGGGTGCTGTCAGGAAACGGACATCAGACATATTCGATGTCCTTGCGGTGCGATGTTTCGGAATGTATTGTTTGCATGGAACCGAACTCCTCCCTGTTCCAAAAACTGAAGCCTGCGGGTGTGGTCAGCCCGCAGGCTTCTTCATTTTCAGAACGGGATTTCGTCGTCCATCTCTTGCTTGATGGCAGCGCGCTTGTTGTCGGTCAGCGGCGCCTTTTCCGCTTCGAACGGATCCGCCTTGGTTTCGACGGTGTCGAAGTCGTCCATCCCGCCGTCGCCATAGCGCGCTTCGGTAACCTGGACCGCGTCCAGCAGCAGCGAGATCCCGCCAGCGCCATCAGGATCCACAACGGCGATCGCCCATGCCCGGACGGTGCCTTTCGATCCGCCCCAGATGTTCAGATCGGCCAGCGGTTGTTTCTGCCCGTCGATCACGGTCGGCGCCTTGTTGGCCTCGCCGCTGCCCTTCACGCCGTTGCGCTTGGCCGCAAACTGAACGATGCCGGTCTCGTTGCCGTGCTCATCCTTCAGCTTTTTCATGCCGAATACGGTCTTGAACGGCGGCAGCTTGGTATTGCGGCCCCGGCACGCCTCATAGTGCGCGCGCATTTCGTCGTAGATCGGTTTGGCCTGTTCTTTGGGCATGTTGAATGCCACCGACCAGGCCGCGCCGGATGCGGTGGGCGCGCACGGCTCGGATTTTTTCTGCGCGGTGTTGAACCGGTGCGTCTGGTGCAGCTTCGGATATTGCAGCGTCACGTTCTTGGCGAGGATCTTCAGGAATTCGTCGTTGTTTGCCATTTCACTGCTCCATTGCGGGTTTCGTTGCGGCCTTCACGGCCAACATTGCGGCGTTTTCAATGTCATCCTGGGCCAGCGCCTTCAGCCGCCCGATTTCGCCGCAGTGTTCGATTGCCTTGCTCCAAGCGTCGCCGTCCAGATCATCATCGAAATCGGGAAACTTGATCGCTTCGATCAGGTCGATCAGGTCAGCGGCAGCGCGCTTGATGCGTCCCACCTGATCGTCTCCTGACGGGTTGAAGCTGATACCGACACGGTATTCGCCTTTCGTCTGCGCCATTGGTTTTTCTCCTCTCTGGCAGTGGTCAGAAATCGGTTTCGGCTTCGTCAAAGGCATCGGCCTCTGGCTCTGCGATCTGCCAGCGAGGCAGATCGACATGGTTAATCAACGGCCAGCCGGTTGGGAAGACATTGGCTGTGCGTGCGCTGTGAATTTTGTGCAGCGTCTCGGTGACCCTCAGATCAGCCGCCGCCAGATACCGCTCGGTCAGCATGTGCAGCCCGACCGCATAGGGCGCTTCTTTTTCCACCGCGACGAACACGAAGGTGTGGGCCTTCTGGCCTGCCAGGCGCAGGCACCGCAGATAGAATGCCGCTTGGAGATCGTATCCATACTTGCGGATCTCTCGCGGGAATCCGTCCGGGCTGGCGTCCTGGGTGGTCTTGATGTCGAACACGATGCCAGATTCCGGCATGAATCCGTCTGGCCTGCATTTGATCCTCATGTCGGTTTCGTCGTCGTAGGCGAAGAAACTGGCCTCTGGCACGAATGTCGGATCGTTCAGATAGCCGGTCATCACGGGGTGGCTGATCACCGGCTGGGCGATCGCCCGCGCCTGATCATAGTCACCTTCGGTCAGCAGGATCTTGCCGTCGATGTCAGCGGCAAGGCTGGCTTCTTTCCACTTGTTGCCGCGCCGATCCTCCGGGCCACGAATGACCAGATCCTTGGACGGCTCCAGAACCAGCGCGTGAACGGCGCTGCCGAGCGCGAATGTGGCGCTGGGCTTGTAAACCTTGTGCCGCCAGTGGGCGAGCGACTTGGCCGCCACCATTTTGACATCGCTGCTGCTGATCGCAGGATGCTGGTGATATTCCTGGTTGGTCAGATCTCTGATCATGCTTCATCTCCCCGTGCATAATCGATGGTGAAGTCAACCGATCCGCCGAGGATCGGCGATTTTGGCGGGCGCACGGTATAACCGGTGATCGGCCCCTGCCCGACGCGACCAGAGGCAAACTTGTATTTGAACCGCGTCTCCATCTCGCCGCCGTGCGTTTCGATCAGGCCGTCCACGATGGCCTTGATCTCCTTGAGCTTCATTTTTTCCTCCATCCGTAATATGCGATCAGAGCCGCCTCGGCCCTGCCGTCATCTTTTTTGCGCGCCCAGAGGTGCGCCTGATCTGGGAACACGCTCGATGCGTATGCCCGCGATGCGTCCTTGTCCGTCGATAGGCCAAAGGTCTTTTTCCATGCCGCTGGCGGGATCTCGTTGGTCGGCACGCCCGCGAAGAACAGGCACGCCCGCATCTCGCCATATGCCTGCGCGATGGTGACGGCATTTTTGATGCCGATCATGCGCGGGAAAAACGGTTTCTCGATCCATCCGACGCGCACCGTGCCGATCTCTGACAGGATGGCGCGCTTTTCCTCGATGGTCGCAGGCATATCGTAAACGATCACCGACATGTCGTCGCCGTCCATCACCGCGATTGCGCCGGTTTTGCCGGGATCGATGCCGAGAAATCGGGCCATCAGGATTGCTCCGTGGCGATCTCGCCGCCGCAGGCCATATAGCCGATGCCGTCGATCCAGTTTTCAGCATTGCCGATGTTGCCTTTGGCGCGGGCCAGCTTGAACAGCGCCATCATCACCGCGACATCGGTGGCCGTGACGATGGCGTCCAGGTGCGCCGACCAATAGGTGGCGATCAAACCGAAGTTGCGCTCCGCATCGCCGTGCGTGGCCGCGCGATCAACGGTGATGATGTGCTTGGCGGTGTCCAAGATCTCAGCGCGCTTCATGCGAGATCTCCCGACGCGTTCCAGTTGGCCGCATCCCGCGCATCCTCGATGCCGGTGATGTCGGCGATGCGATGGCGATAGACCGCCGATGGCATCACGCGACCGGTCATCCAGCGCGAGAGGCTGGAGCTGGCGACCGGCACATGACCGGCCAGCCAGGCCAACTTGCGCCCGTCCTTGTCTGCCCATGCTCTGATCTGTTTCTGTGCCTTCACGGCGTCCTCCTGTGTTTCGGTGCTTCAGGCATAGGGTCAAAATAATTTGCTGTCCAGCGCATTTTTCTGTGGCGCGTGGCGAAACTGGCCGTATAGTGGGATCACGAACTAGCAAACAAGGACGAACGAAATGACCCCGGCACGCATCCGCAGCATCGCAAAACAGCACGGCATTCCTCACGCAGAGGAAGCTCTCGAAGGGGCCGAGTCGCAGCTCGGCAAGGCCAAGTGTGCCGCCGCGCGCGCAGAATGGAACAAGCTCGCTCGCGAATTTTACGACTGGAAAATTTGCTCTGAGTGATCTGAAATCGGCCAGCCGTCACGGGCTGGCCTCAACCACCGCAAACAAGGAGAGACCAACATGAAAATCCGCCACATTATCGCCGACGCCATCGGTGTCGCCTGCATCTTCGGCGCTGCCTACGGCCTGCTGCTGATCGGCCACGGGCTGGGCCTGTGATGATCAGCTACATCAATGTTTATCCGGGCGGCGGGACATCGCGCCGCTGCGCGTCCAGACGGGCGGCAGACAACGCGCATGATCAGGTTGCGCACTTCACCAACCTTGAGCGCCTCTGCGTCTGGCGGGTCGAATGCGACGACGCTGGGCGCAACGCAACGATCACCGTGGAGGATGCGTGATGCCCGCATATTACAACGAATATGACGCTGGCGCAGCGGCATGGCTGCGCGAGCTGATCAGGCGCGGCCTCATCGCGGATGGTGTGGTCGATGAGCGGTCGATCCTTGATGTGACCGCCGACGATCTGCGCGGCTTCACGCAGTGCCATTTCTTCGCTGGGATCGGCGGCTGGTCATACGCTCTGCGTCTGGCCGGATGGCCTGACGATCAGCCGTTCTGGACGGGATCGCCGCCGTGCCAACCGTTCAGCACCGCAGGACAACAGAAAGGTCAGGACGATGAACGACACCTCGCACCCCACTTTGCAACTCTCGTTGCCGCTGGACGGCCACCCATCCTCTTTGGAGAGCAAGTCGCCAGCGCGGCTGTCTTCGGAAAGCCTGCAAAACGCGCTGAACACGGCGCTTCAGGACAGCCTGAGTGGGCGTGGATCGATGACCTATTCGGGCGGTTGGAAGCCGCACATTACGCCTGCGGGACGTCTGATATTCCGGCTGCGGGCGTCGGCGCATTCCACATCCGCCAGCGCACATTCTTCGGCGCGGTCAGGCTGGCCGACGCCGACGACACGGGATCACAAAGACGGCCAGGAGTGCCTAAACGTGCCGGTGAATGCGCTGCTGGGCCGGGTGGTTTGGACGGCGGGCTGGTCGACGCCGACAGCGGTGGATGCGAACCGTGGCAACGGGACAATCAGGCCGCAGGACACGGGCATCCCGCTGCCGCAACGGGCGGCAATGGCGGGCTGGCCGACGCCGAGAGCATCAGACGGATCGAAGGGCGCAAGGACACTGGCGGGATGCGAAGCAGAGATGGAGCGGAAAGGCCGCCTGGACGATCTGCCATCAATGGCGGCATGGAGCGTGTCGAACGGCCCAGCGCGCTTCACGGCGGATGGGCAGATGCTGACTGGCTCTTCTGCCGGGATGGAAAGTGGCGGCCAGTTGAACCCGGCACATTCCCGCTGGCTCATGGGTTACCCGCCCGAGTGGTGCGACTGCGCGGTTACGGCAACGCCATCGTCCCGCAAGCAGCGGCGGCCTTCATCCAAACCTTCTGTGGAGTGATCGAATGACCAGACAAGAATACCTGCGCGAATACATCGAGCAGAAACGCAAGCAGATCGAAGACCTGCGCTTCACCTATGGCGACAGCGTTCGCCCGGCGTGGGTCGGCGAAGAGATCGGCATCCTGGGCGCATATATGGATGCCGCCCAGAACGAACTTGATCACATGGAAAACAAGAATGCAGACTGAAATCATCATCACCAACGTCCTGGGCACCAAGACCGCTTTTGGCATGCTGGTCGGCAAGCCGGAATCGGTCTTTATCCCCGGCAAGGTGGCCGAGGCGTCGAACGTGCGGGTCGGCCAGACGGTGAACGCCATGCTGGTGCCGAACACGCACATGCCGGATCGGACGCCGTGGCTGGCAATCTTCATCGGCGAGCCGAAGGATTCCGATCCGCTGGCCGACAAAATCAAGGTCGATCTGGAACGCGGCGCGGCCACCGCCCAGACGGTCGCCAAGAGCATCGGTTACCCCGTCGAATCGGTGGCGAACAAGATGCGGGAAATGGGAAAAACCGGCGGGCTGGTGCATGACACCATTTATGCGCTGTCGGCTGATGATCTGATCGAGGATGACGAAATCTGATGCACTGCCACGTTCATGGAATTGACCGCGCCGAAGCGGTCCATCACGACGGCTTTTCGGCTGTCAGGATTTACACGGAATCGCCCAACAGCTCGGTGGTGATCCTGTTCTTCAAACCAGATCGGGCCGACGCCGTCGCCGCCGCGATCAATGCCGCCGTGGCGGAAAGCGAGGTGGAATCGTGACCTATTGGACCGTGATGTGGATCACCATGCTGGGCGGGCCTTTCGACGGCCAAGGCTCGTTCGTGGTTTATCCGTCGCTGGCCTCTTGCGAGGCGGCGCTGATGACCGTCAGCGACACGCTGGGCTATGATCACAACCTGTTGTGCGAAGAGACGCACACGCTGTCTGGGTCGATCCGCCCGAAACGTCGGCCAGAGGGGTTGGGCCAATGAACGGGCCAGACCTGATTTGGATTGATGACGAACGCCCGATTGGTGGTGAACTGCATGTCTATACCGAATGGTCGCAGCCCGTCGAACAGTATTGCGTGCCATACGTGCGCCGCAACATTGTTGAAAAGATGGTGCAGGAAGCGCGGGATCAAGCGTTTCGCGAGGCAGCGAAGGCCGCTGGGGATGCTGCCGTGGAGGTTCTGATGCGCCACTGCTTCGACGCCCCCGCGCTGATGCAGCAGGCACGCCGCCAGTCTGTCGCGGTGCCAATCATGCACTTGATCGGCACACCGCACCCAGAGGTGACCAAGGATGACGGATGAGGTGGCATGCACTCGCGCCTGCAAGGGCGGATCGTGCCGACGCGTGGTCAGGGGCGGCATTACATATCGCTGCCCCAACGCCCTCGCTGACGCACTGGGAGTGTCTCGCGGTGCCGTTTACCAGTCCCTATTCCGGCACGGTGACGCAGAGCATTGTGGTGTCCGCAAGGGCATCAAGCCTGGCACCCGTCTGGGCAACCATCGAAAGCCCATCCGAGTCGGCCCACACCAATGGCCGAGCATCAGCGCAATGGCGCTGGACCTGGGCGTGAACCGCCGCCTGCTTGGATATCAACTGAAACTCGCGCCGCATGCCGTGCTGGCGCTTGTGATGAGGAAAAAAGGATGACCGATGAAGAACTGATCGCACGGTTGCGGATGGGGGAGGACCTCCATGTCCTCGCCGCCGACCGGATTGAGGCGCTGGTGAAGGAGAGGGATCAGTGGATTGTGAGGTGTGGCAGGGAACGCGCTTTTGCCTCCAGCCATCGCATTCGCGCCGAGCGGCTGGTGGCGGCAGGGAAAGCCTATCGTGAGGCAACCCGCCACCTGAAGCCCTGTCCTGAGACGGCGGCGGGTTTCGACGCCGCCCTGAAAGGAGACGACCATGTCTGACAACGATCTGATCCGGCGTGGGGATGCGGCTGTAAAGGAAATTCGCGCCCTGCTTGCCAGCGATCCCGACAGCCGCCTGTTTGGCATTAGCCGCGACACGCTGGAAGACATCGCCGCCCTGCCCGCCGTGATGGTGGGTGTGCGCGAGGCGCAGCTTGAAAGCGCACTTCGGCTTATCGAGTTGATCGGATACCGAGAAGGCGAAGAATTTGGTTGGATCAACGCACACATGCGCGGGGTTGCGTCATCCGCCTTGTCGGGCCAGTCCATTGCCCATTACTGGCGGCTGTTTCCCAACCATCGCCCGCCCGCCGCCCTGCGCGGGGAGGGGGTGTGAGCAACGGCAGCGAACTGAAATCTGCGGGTGCGAAGGCGCTGCGGGCGGCTGGTTTCAAGCCATGCCCGCGCTGGTGGCTCACTGCCGAACAGATGGAACTGGTCGCCTATATGGCGCACCAGAACGAGGACATCGTCAATCAAATCCGCGCCGAGGCGCAACGACCGGGAGCGAACAGAGATCAGCATGCAGACCAAGACAGTCACGGTGGCGAAAGTGGCAGCCAGCTTCAGCACGTCGGCCCAGCACACAGTCCAGGTGACGATGCCACGCGCGCCGTGGGATGAAGTCATCGAAGACCACCGCCAAAAGATTCCTGAAAAGCCGGTTGCGGATCGGGGAATCGGTCGATAACAATGTTGGCGAGGGACGCAGGAACCTGTTCGCGAAAGCGGTCGGTTACTTACATGGTCAAGCTGATATGACTGCGCCACGGCACATCAACTCAATCTAGCGTCCCTCACGACTTGCTCTTTCAGCGCACTGAGCAAAAGTAAAACCAGATCAGGGAAATCATCGACCGCGACCAGAACCTGATGGTCGCCGTCGATGTCTATGCAAAAGCCGTCGTCGGTGACTTTCCACGCGACACGCTTTGCAGACCCGTCGGTCATGCGAACAGCTTTGCCAGCGTCTGCGGGCCAGCCACACCATCAGCCGCCAGACCGTTGGCCTGCTGCCAGCGCTTGACTGCGCTCTCGGTGGCTGGGCCGAACGACCCGTCTGGTGCCATGCCAAGGCGCTTTTGCAGGCGATAAACCGCATCGCCCTTGTCGCCCCGGCGCAGCGTCTCATGCGTCGGCGCGTCGGCAGTCACGGTCGCACCGGCAGGCATGGACAGGATCGTCAGCGCGCGGACATATCGAAATCGCCGATCATCCAGCCCGATGTCGCCGCCGTTGATCACCCTGGTCATCTTCACGATGTCGCCGGTGTCGGCGATGGTGTTCAGATTCCGACTGCCCCAGAACCACAAAGCCGATTCCAGCGCGCCCTCCTTGGTCAACAGATAGTCAGCCGCCTGTTCCGCCGTCATGCCGATGGTCTTGCCGAATGCGGCATGGTTGGAGCGGCCTGTGACCTGTTTCAGACCTTTGCCGCGAAACAACCAGCCGTCGCCTTCCTGGACGTTGCCCAAGGCACCGGCGGCGCTGCGGTGCTTGTCCATATAAACGTAATTCGCGATCTTCTCAGGCTTGCCCGCATACTCTGCTGGGTTTTCCTTGCCGGGACCGAAATAGCGCGAGAAAACCTTCAGGAGAGTGGCATCCCTGTAGTTTAGATTTTCCTCCAGCAGCTTGAAGTCAGCGCTTTCATGGGCGCACTGCGCGATGAATCCGGCGATGCGGTGCGGCGTGGTGATCTCATACTTTGGCAGGCCAGCGTTGATCGCATCGATCCAGGATCCGGCATCTTTGTTCGACGGCAGCATGGCGCACAGTTGCGCCTCGGTCAGCAACGGCATTTAGGATCTCCTATTCGCACCAAGAGGATTTGGCCTCGCCGTGATATGGGCGGGCCAGGCCTGCGCGGATTAGCATATCGGCCAGGCTCTGGCCGTCTAGGATCAGATGCCCGAGAACCCGGCCGCCATATTTGTCCCACTCGGTCATCTGCACATCGATCGCCCGCGCATTGGCGACAGCGGCTTTGGTGAATGCGCTGGCCTCTTTCGCCTTGGCCGCCTCGGCCTCGCATTTGGCGCGCGGCGCTTTTTCTGGCGTGTCGATGCCGAGCACGCGGATCGACAATTTAGGCGGCAGCGGATCCGGCAGGAAGCCGACAGCGATCTCGACCGTGTCGCCGTCGATCACGCGGGTGATCTGATAGTTTTCGGCAGCCGCCGCTGACGCGAACAGCGCGAAGATGGCGGCCAGCCTAATCATTTCCTGGGCTTCTTCTTGGTCAGATCGGCCACCAAGTCGCCGACATTGCCGGTTGCCGCTGCCTTGATCGACGCCTCGATTGGGTCAGGCAGATCGACCTTGGACAGTGCCGCATCGACCACCTGTTCCTTGACCTTGCGGCCAATGAACATCGAAATCAGCTTTCCGATCATTCGTCATCATCCTTCGGCTCGTTGCGATCTTTGTTGTTCCCGGCGGCCATCACCCCAGACAGCGCGCCGACGATGAACGATGCGATAGGCGTCAGAAGCTCGAAAAATTTGCGGTCGTTTTCGGATGTTTCGCCCAGCGGCTGGGTCACGAAGACCAGCGAATACAGGATGAAGAAAATCGTGCCGCCGAGGATGAAGGTCAGCGCCACGCCGATGAAATACCGCAGGCGGGCTTCCATCACATTCAAATTATTCCGAGACATTCATATCTCCCATCAGGTCATGCGGACAGGTTTTGTTGGCCGTGCAGATCGGCGGCTGACAGTCGGCCTCGGTCCAATTGATTGGGTTTTGGCACGGGTAGCGATAGAATCCGTCGCCTGAGATGTAGAACACTGCCGCGATGACAAGCAAGACGGCCAGCCAAGTCAGTTTTTCCTGCATCCCCATCCCCATCATCTGGTCGTGCGTTCGATCAGCCTGTCGATCTTGGCGTCCAGCGCCTCGAGCCGGATGATAACACGATTGATGTCAGCGTGCACCTCGGCCTTTGTGACATATTCTCGCGCCAGCTCCTCGCGGGTTTTGTTCAACAGGATCTGCTGGCGCTTTTGCTCATCGGCGAATGATTTCAGCGCCCAGCCGACCAGGCCAATGGCGGCAGTGAGAAGCGCGCTCCATAGGGTATCCGGCTCCATCGACAGCATCACGCAATGTCGTCGGTGATTTCGACGGCAATATATCCGTCATTCGGAAACGTCTCGATCTTTCCGTCTGAATATGTGACCTGGAATTCAGCCTGATATGCGCCGACCGTGTCGGTGTCGCCGGATGCCCAGCTATAGCGAACCGATCCAGTGCTCGCGGTCACGATGGTCGCGGTCGTGCTGACCTTTGCAGTCGTGGATCCGACCGGGCGCATATGGAATCGGACAGAGCCGCCGGTGATGTTCACCGCAGAGCCGGTGGCATCCTGCAATGTCGCCAGCATCGCCGGGCTGGTGTCGTTCTGCTTGATGTAGAATGTCATCAGGCTGCCTCATTCGCGCGTTGGACAATGGTGATGTTGGGCGTGTTGGCATCGACGATACATGAGTTTGAGCCGAACGTCACGCTGGCGCTGTTGGGCTGGTTGGCGATCTCGCAACTGTTTTTCCCGCCGGTGACTGCGACGTTGTTGGACGGCGCGCTGACATGGACCTCGCGCTCGATGCTGCCGTTCAGGAACCCAGCCCCGACCTCTGGCGCTGCGGTCAGGATGCCATCGGCCAGCAGAGCAAACGTGATGGTTGCCGTCGCCGCCTGCACCAACGGCTGGCCTGTCGCGATGCCGACAGCGCCCAGCGCGTGGGCCTGCGTGACGCTGGCCGCGCCGATTGTGGGCTGGCCGGTGGTGATGCCATCCGCAGTGAGGCTGGCCTGCGCCTGGGCGGTGGGCTGCCCCAGCGTCGGCGGCGCTGTCGTGATGTTCGCGGCTTGCAGGCTGTGCGTCTGCGTGATGCTGCCCGCGCCAACTGTCGGCTGGCCGGTCGTGATCGATCCCGCCGTGATCGACTGCGCCTGCGTGATGCTGGATGCGCCGACCGTGGGCTGGTCTGTCGTGATGCCGGTGGCGGCGATGTTGTGCGTCTGGGCAATGGCCGACGCGCCGACCGTGGGCTGGCCGGTCGTGATGCCGTCAGCGCTCAGGCCGCCCAAGATGGCCGCCGTTGGCGCCCCGACGCTGGGCGTAGCGGTCGTGATGCCGATGGCGGTGATGCTGTGATCTTGCCCGACCGACGATGCGCCGATGCTAGGCGCACCGGTTAGAACGCCGGTGGCGGCAATGCTGTGATCCTGCCCGACCGACGATGCGCCGACGACCGGCGTGCCTGTGGTGATTGAGTTAGCAGAACAGGCCACTGGCGGCACAGGATAACGAATGATGACGATGCCGTCGCCGCCTTTCCCAGCGACCATGCCGGTAGTGGCCGTGGTAACGCCACCTGTCCCGCCGCCGGAACCATTTGCCCCCGCCAGTGATGACGCCGCGCTTGCGCCGCTTGAGCCGCCGCCCGAGCCGATACCGCTGCTGGTCCCCCCAGAGCCACCGCCGCCGCCAGCGAATGGGACTGAGGAATCATAAATTGCATAGAGCGCCGGGGTTCCGCCAGCGCCGCCGATGTTGGATGCGCCGTTTGCTCCGACTGAGCCAGAACCACCGCCACCACCGCCACCGCTTCCGGATGTCGATCCGCCGCTGTTTCCCTGACCGGCGGTTCCTGCGCCCCCAGCATAAGTGCCGGTTGTTCTGGTAGCGCCACCACCCCCAGAGCCACCGCTCTGGCCGGAGTTGATCCAGCCGCCATAGCCGCCACGGGTGGCCGTCAAAGAGTTGAATGTGGTGCTGGTGCCGGTGTTCCCATTGACGTTTGTGCCAGTGGTCGCAGCGCCGCCGACGCCCACGACAATGGAATAAGACCCGACCGACAATGTGGTGGGTGATCCAATGTTGCTTAGGACCCCGCCCGCACCACCACCGCCAGCGCCGCTTGTCCCGCCGGATGTTGTCCTGCCGCCAGACGCGCCGCCGCCGACCATCAGGTATTCAACGCCAGAGATCGAAGCCCCTGAAACGGTAAACGTGCCGTCGGTGACAAAGATATGGTAGCGCCAAGCTGTTCCTGAGATGGTTTCATCAAAGGTCGTGTTTGATGCCGGAATAAACTCCGCTGGATAGCGGATCATAACGACGCCGCTGCCGCCCGCGCCAGACGCAGTGCCTAGTTTAATTGAACCGCCAGAGCCGCCGCCAAGCCCGTTCGTGCCTGCCGCTGAATCACCATTGGCACCAGCCGAACCGCCACCCGTTCCTGCCGTGCCTCCAGTGTATGTGCTGCTGGCCCTAGATGCCCCACCGCCGCCGCCGCCATAGACAACCGATGCCCCGGAGAAAGTGGATGTAAGCCCGTTTCCGCCATTGAAGTTGTTGGGTGTTGTCGCTCCCAAACCGCCGCCGCCGCCGCCGCTGTGGCTGGTGGCGCTCACATAGCTGCCGGGACCGCCATTTCTGCCTAAAGTCCCTGTGCCGCCAACACGGAAAGCAGCGGTCGATGCGCCGCCACCGCCACCACCACAGCCCCCGGTGCGACCTGCTGCCGTGCCAGCGGAGCCGCCACCGCCGCCAGTGGCCGACAAGCTGTTGAATGTTGACGCAGTGCCGTCATTACCGACGCCAGTGCTGGCAGCGCCACCTTGACCAACGACCACTGGGTAAGTTGTCGCTGTGACAGTGATCGGGCTGCCAATGTTTGCGCGATACCCGCCGCCACCGCCGCCGCCCGGGCTGGTAGCACCGCCAGCAGTGCGGCCACCAGAACCACCACCGCCAACCATAAAATATTCAACGTCAGCCCCGCCGGTAGTGACGACGAAATTTCCATCAGCCGTGAACGTATGGAGCCGCCAGAGTTTCCCGGCGTCCCAGATATAGCTGATCGATCCGCCGGTCGCCTTTGTCATTCGGCCAGGACCTCTTCAGGTGGTGGAACAAACCCGCCATCAGGCGTCCACAGCCAGCCAATGGCTGGATATTGGTCCATGTCTGGCACCTCCACCCATAGGCCGGGATAGAGATCAGGATTCTGGTCGATGCGCTCTTTCGTCACGCGTCTGACATCGGTGACCACACCGTCAGTCACCTGTGCAAAATAGCCGGTGGTCATGGCGTCAGCCCTCAGACGGGATCAGGGATGCCGATGTCGAATGTGGAAAGCGTGAAGGTGTTCCCGTTGGTCACGGCCTGCGATGCTGTCAGCGAACCCGTCGCCAGTAGGCGGCTGTTGGCGACGTCCAGGATCGCATAATGCGTGGCAGTGCCGGTGGCCGAGACCGTGCCGCCGGTGATTGCCGGGACCGTCACTTTGCGCCCGCCGCCGGTGCGATCAGCCGGGGATCCAATCGTGACGGATGTCTTGCTGCCGAGAGCATAGGTGACATCGCCCTGGGTGAATGTCGTGACCTCCTGCGAGGTGATCGTGATCTTGTTGCCGAGCGATGTCAGCTGCGACAGGCCGCTGTCGAACACCAGATCGTTCAAAAATGCCATTTTGGCCTCCGTTGGATTGTGGGTTGGTCAGATCATAGCACGGATGGATCATCCGATGAAGTGACCGACGCGGAAACATCAGGATCCGCTGGCGCGTCCTCAATATACGGCCAGCCGATGGCATCCTGCGGCCTCCAATCGGGCCAGTCAGCGCACCAATCCGGGATGGCGTTGGGATCGACCTCAATGATGTTGACGATCATTCCGCCACGAACATCGACCTTTTGCATCACTTGAACTCCACGATGAATATAGCGCCGTTGCGCCCCGCCCCGCCGGATGTGCTGCCTGATGTGTTGTAACCGGCCCCGCCACCAGCGCCATAAGCCAGAGCCGCAGACCCGGCGGTCCCGCTGGTTCCTGAGTTTCCACCCCCAGATCCCCAGAACGATCCGCCGCCCATTCCGCCGACATAGGTGCCGGATCCACCCGCCGGTGAACTCGGGATTTGGAATGCGCCGACATTTGACGTTGCAGAGTTTCCACCTTTGGCGACAACAAGAGTCCCCAAAGATGTATCACCGCCAGTATTTCCAAAGGTTGAAGTGGTGCCGGATCCGCCTGCGCCAATGGTGACCGTCTGCGACCCAAGCCCAGAGATGGTGATCGCGGAAATGCAGGTGTCGCCAGCGATGCCGCCATTGCCGCCGCCGCTGCCCCCGCTCGCCCCGCCGCCACCTCTGCCGCCGCCAGTGGCGAACACCAAGGCATATCTATAGCCTGCCGTTGGCGTGTATGTCCCAGAGGAGATAAAGCCTGCGAGCTTTAACCCGCCCAGCCCTCCAAGTGCCGCGATGGCCTGCGCCGCACGCAGCGGCGTCATCATCTTGACGTTATCGGTCCCGGCTTCAGACTCAGCCTGAGATGCAATCGCAGGCAAACCGGTCGGGGTGAATGTCCCCAGGCCCTCATCGACCGTGCCGAGGACAATCCAAGCGCTGTTGGCCTCGTTGCGTTTTTTGACCTGGTTGGTGCCGGTGTCATACCAAAGCATATTGGCATAGGTCGTGCCAGGCGCAGAGGATCCGCTGTTCTGGCTGACGATCGCCAGAAGCGCGTTGTTCAGATCGGCGCGGAATGCTGGCGCTGACTGGTTGTCGATCACATAGTCATGCGTTGCCATGCTGGTCTCCTCAATTATACCAAACGCGGGCTGTCAGACCTGAGATGCTCGGTGTGACGCCGCTTGTATCACTTTTCAGGTCAATCTTGAACTTGAAAGCGCGGCCATAGAAGTCCCCGCCCTTGAAGAGCTGCCACGGCGCATAGGTCACTGCGTCTTGCGACACTGCGATATAAAGCAGGACATCGGTGTCGGCGATATTTGTGCCGCCGGTGAAGTCATCGAACAGGCCAGCCAGTGCATCGAAATTGCCTGACAATGTGTCGAATGTGCCGAGCGTCGGGTCATACCGGTTTGTGTTCACATCCAATCGAGCGCGCACCCTGCGGGCTGCTGTCGTGTCGATTGCCGCCGTCATTTCATATGTCGCCGATGTGCCGCTGGTGATCCTCAACTGGCCTGAGACCACCGTGCAGTTTGTTTTGGTCCCTGCAAAGGTTGGGCTGTTGGTCAGCGTCAGAGTGTTCGCATAGGTTTCGAATGCCGCCTCGGGGATGACGACAGATGAGTAATTTGTCGAGGAATTGCCGGTCTTGTCCACGGCGCGGATCATATAGGTGCCGGGCCGAGCCGGGACGACAATGTTCGTGCCAGGACGCGGCACTTTTTCGACCGATGTGGTCGCATTGGCATAAGTCGCGCCGGACTCTTCCAGCGCATACCGGATCTTGTAATGCGACAGATCGAGATCCGGGACCGGCGTCCATTCAAGCGCGATCGTCCCGCCATAGACCTGGCCGTGGAATGTCGTCACATCCTGGGGCGGGACAGCAAGACCGGCGACTTGATAATTCTCGTAAAGCTCCCAAGACCCGCGAACGCCCAGGTGGTTATATGCCCGCGCACGAATGTCATATAGACCATCGCCAGCGTCCAGGATCTCGAACAGCCCTGGGCTGCCGATGCCGACCGAACTCCACAGCGTGTCACTGTGCAGCTTGAATTGCACCTCAACCCGCTCGATAAAGCCGATCGCGCTGGCCGCTGCGGTGACATTTGCGATGATCACGTTGGTGAGCTTTTCAAAGATCACGCGGGTCTGCGATGTGATCGAGATGCCAACCGCTGCGACATCCCAAGCGGACGGCAGGTTCGAATTGTTGGCAATGATCGCTGTTTCCTCGGCAGCCCAATCGAATGCCGCCGCCGATGTCTCGCGCAATGTCAGCTTGACCCGAAGGTCACCGGCATCGCTGTCGGCAAAGAACGTCCAGCCGATCACCTCGAACTCTTTTGCCGTCCATCCGTATCTGCTGTTCGTGAATGCGACAATGTCACCGACCTGGACGTTGAACGCTGCCATGCCGAAATCCGCCGACAGCGTCATCTGCTCGCGGCCTCGATACAGGCTTAGTTTCGCAATGCGCTGTGCGCTGGCAACCGATGTGGTGAACGGCAGCGTGAGATCAATCGGGGTGGAGACGTTAAAGTCTTCAGCGAGGAAAACAGAGCTGTCCACTTGTGGGTAATCCACGGTGACATAATCCTGCGCCTTGTCGTTGAATGTGCCGCGCACGACATTGAAGATGTCGGCCATCGACTGCCGCGTTTGCAGAGAGATCGGGCCACGAAGATCATTCAGCGTCAAGGTTTTGACAGGTGCCGTGTAATAGCCGACCTTGAGCTGCCACTTGCCCTGCCCCCAGAACAGAGTCCCGGCGCAGCTGGTCATCATCTGCTGCAAAACCTCGCCTGGCGTTTGCTCCGCGCCGACGACCCCGTTCATCGTATATCGCTTTTCGGTCCCGCCGCCCGACAGAGTCACATTCTCATCGCAGACGTTGGCCGATGCTGAGAACGCGGTGTCATTTACGCTGGAGTCTGCCAGCCCATAATTGCTGGTGATGTAATCGCGGATGCACAGCGCAGCATTCGATGAGAATGCCGTTGTGCCGGTGCGCGGGTCATAGACTTTTTTCCCGTTCACAATGGCGGTGAAGAGCGGGATCCCATTCGGGAAAGTGTCGGGATCATATTCGAGCCTGACATAAAGATATGCGATGCCCCTGCCAATAAAGGTGGCGTCGATCTGGCTGCTTTCAGCCAGAAGATCGGCGGGCGCTGCAGTCTGGCTGCCGGTATATTTCTTGATGCGGATCCTGCTATTCCAGTTTTGGCTGGTCACGAATCCGTTCGCATCCAGAGTCACGACCTCATCGTTGATGTAGATGTCGCCGATGGACGAAACCTCATGCCCGGCCAGGCAGATGATCATGTGCAGGAATTGATTGTTTGCGCCGGTGGCCTCGATATAGGTGACCGATCCGCCCTTGCGCAGAGTGCCATAGACATATTCCTGGGGCGCGACTGCCTCGCGGCTGTTGACCAGCGTCCCCCTGATCCCAAAATCAGATGACCGCAACTTTGGCGACAGAGCCGATGTCAGCCATGCAGTGACCAGCGTCGTGGCGATATAGCCGACGACAATCGCAACCGTTGCCGTTGCGGCGACAGTGACCCCGACCGTAGACAAGAGCCATGCGCCGATCGTCCCAGGATCACGCGGCACATGGGAAAAATCAGACAGCGAACTGGATCCTGTCAGAAGCCGTTTAAGTGGCGTCATCGCTTCTCACCCATGCGCTTTCGATCATTTCAATGTCGCAATATACCACACCATCCCGTGAAAGAAATGCTGCGCGCGTCCCGACAGAAATGCCGAAGCCGACGCCCAGATAACCGGCCTCGACCACATCCTTGCCGCCGATCACCAACGCCCCGCGCGGCGGCACCCCGTAGGACCGCGCCAGCCGCTCTGCCAGCGCGTCCTCGATGTTTTGGTGCCCGTATTCCATGCGAAGCTCAGACCGCGTCAGAAGCCCGCCTGACGCGATATAGCGGCCCACCCAATCGTCGGCCCAGCCAGCGCCGTGCATCCGCCGGAATGCGTCGTTGGTGAATGTGAGGCAGTCCCACACGCCCCACTGGAACGGACGATCCGCCACCTCGCGCAGGAACGCATTGAGCGCGGTTATTCTTCTTTCCGACCCCACGGGATGCCCTTGTCTTGGATGTCAGCCACGAAGCTGAAGAATGTGTCGCCAGGATAGCGCGACTGCTGGCTTTCGTGCGTATATCTGCGCACCAGCGCCCGCCCCAATTCGACAAGTTTGCTCTCGACCAGGATCGTGATGACAGAGCTTTCGCCGCTGTCCTCGATCGGCATCTGGTTCATTTTGCCGCTGAAGACCTCGACAAAATCACTGACATTCGTGACGCCCCAAAGGATGCGACAGGTGCGGCGCTGATATGGCTCCTTCAAAGCCAGCGCGACATATTCGCTCGGGATGCCCGAGATCGTGATCGATGCGGCTTTTGCCGACAGATCGTTGACCTCCTCCAGCCCGCTGATGGTCAGCAGATCCCCAGCGCCTTGATATGTCTGCCCGTCGATCACGCGGTCGCCATATCCGGTCCACAATCTGATCGGCCCATAAGTGAACGGGTTGCCATCCAGATCCGTGCCGGTCCGAACGTCGAACAGCATTTCTACGGCATAGAATGGGGCCACCTCTGGCTGGGTTAGCGCCGTCAGAATCGCGGCAGGAACTGTCCGCGCCATCAGATCACCTCCATCGCGCCGAACGTGATCCCATAAACGCTGACCTCGTTCGCCGACCAGGATGTTTCATTGGACGCCAGCCTAAACAGCCCTTTGGCATTGGTGACTGTGACTGCGGCATTGTCTGCCGGTGCGGTTCTAATGTGCGGCCAGAGATCGAGCGTCACGATGCCCGTGCCGTTGCTGGATGCGTCGGTCAAAACCTTGTGGAGCCGTGAAGTGGTGCCAGAACCGAGCTGGATGTAATCCCCAGCCTTTAGCCATCCCGTCACGTTGATCGTCGCGCCGTCCAGGATCAGGGACCCGCCGGTCTGGTTCGCGCCCCTCACCAGCGGCGTGCCTGTCGCAACGCCACGCGGCGTGCAGCCTCGAGGATCCCCCATCAAGAACGTGCCATATTGCCCGCGCAGGCTGACCAGCCAAGCGATCCATTGTTCTGCCGCTGTTCGCTTCATCGGCGGCAGCGTGATGTCGGCCTGCCACATCTGGCCGGAATAGGCGAACACCTGTCCAGCGAACGTAAACGGCGATCGCCCATATGCGACAGCATTGGTGGCGCGCAGATCGAATGACCTGACGTTGGTGTGCGTCGGCATGGTCAGTGGATAGGTGATCGTCATGCGAATGCGCTCCCATAGCTGCCACCCCGACGCCGCGCATCCAAGACGGCGGCTTTTGCGTTGTCGGCAATTTGCGGCATCATAGACTTGATCTCGTTTCGCACGGTCTGCTGCACGCCGGTGGAGATGTTGATATTCTGGACGACCGTCACCCCGTCGCCGCCGCTGACCGCCGCCTTGGCCTGCGGGACCGATAGCACCCGGCCAGCACTGGACGGCACGAACAATTCGCGGCCATGCTCGCCGACGACAGACGGCTGGCCTGCATATAAAGCACCGCCCGACGCGTTGGATTTCAGTGCAGGAAATGCGTTGCCGATAGCGCCGAGGATTCCGGACCCGGCTTTTGTTGTCGTCCCAATCGCTCCGACCATCCGCTGCACGATCAGAACCCGGTAAAGCTCTTTGATCATGTCCACGGCCATTGAGCGGAAAGCATCTTTTGCGCTCTGCGTGCCGTCAAGAATCGACATGAACGCGTTGGTCATTCCGCTGTCAAGAATGCTCGCCACGCTCGACAGATCCATCATCTCGCCTGTCGCAGCCTTCAGCCGATCCGCCAAAATCATCAGCGTGCTGTCGGCTTGCGCCTGAGTGATGACGCCTTGGGCCAGCGCATCGTTCACGACCTTCTGCGCGGCGCCAAACTCATTCGTCGCCCGCTTGGTGCTGTCGATGGAACCCATCAGGCTGTCATAAGCTTCTTTTGCCTTTTGCCTCGGGTCTGTCTGCCCAGCGCCCGCAGATGGTGTCGTGCTGGCACCAGCCCCAGGATCGTTGACGAGGATCGGCGGCAGGTTCATCACATCAGTGTCCATTGCCGTCTTGAGATCATTGGCGGCTTGGACCGCTGCCTCATAGGATGCGGTTGTCCTATCCAGCTCGGCCTGTGCCTCTGCCTGTGCGCGTGTGAATTCTTCCATGCCATATGACTCGGCATAGTCCGCTTTGTATTGCGGGTCGGCGAACGTCTCGAAATCCTTCTGCGCCTGTTGCAGCGCGCCGATTTGACGATCCACCTCCTGCATGGCCGTGCCAAGCTGGGCCTCTGTGGAAATGTCGAACAGCTCATCGATCCCCATCGCCACGGTCAGCCAGAAATTGTTCCAGTGCGTCGTCATAACGCCCAAGACCTCGGTCCATCTGGTTTCCATTGCCTTCGCGTTGGCGATCATGCTCTCGTCCAGGATCCGCCCTGTTTTTTCGGCGCTGTCGCCGATCGATGTCAGGACGCGAGCATTGTCGGCCAGAAGCGGGTTGAGGACAGTGGCATCAGATGCCAGCGCCTCCATATAGAACGTCATTTCCTGCTGGTTTACGCCAGCGTCTTGCAGCGCCTTGACATATTTCCCCAGAGCCTGGTCCGAAGACAGCCCAATAAACGCCTCTTTGGTCAGCCCAACCTTCGGCGCGATTTTGTCGAAGAAATCGGCCAGCGGGCCTGCCCCCGTGGACATATAGTCGCCAAACTTGTCGTTCACATCCTTCAATATGTCGGCCAGCTTGCTCTGATCAATTCCGACCGTCTGCGCGGCAATGGCAAATTTTTGGAACTCGGTGGTGCCGGTCCCAGCGATGCGGGCGAGATTGCTGATCTGCGCGCCGACATCGATGGCCGACTTGATGGCGTGCATCATGCCGGTCGCCAGCGCGCCGACCGACATCGTCAACCCAAGGCGGCTGGCTGCCGATCCGAGAAAATCAAATCCTTGCGAAACGCCGCTCAGATTTTTTTTCGCATCGCTTTCGAATTTTTTAATCCGGCGCGCGTTTTCGGCCATCGCCTTGGCAAACTCACGATCCTTCGCGGCCAGAATGATGTTCAACTGTTCCGCGCTGATCGCCATCGACTTGCTCCACTAAGGCGCGGAATTCATCCGCCGTCATTGCACCTGAGCCTGGCTTTGGCGCAGAATGAGCATCCTGCCATCCTTGGAAAACAAGCCAGGTGTCCTTGGGAACCATATCACGGATCTCGTTTGGCCGTAAACCAATCACGATCCCGTTCGCGATCATGCCTCGGACGTTTAGCCTGTCAGGTTTTGGTCCTCGCTCGGCTTTTTTTTTGAGCTGTCCTCAACCGCATCCGGCATGAACGCCACGCCGACAACAGCCTGGGCGATCTGGTAAAGCCGCATCAGATCGGCAGGCGTTGCCGCAGCCATCACCTTGTCGGCCTCTGAATCCTTCAACCCGCCACCAACCAGCGCCAGCGCCAGCAGGTTGCGGATCTCGGTGCTGGTCGGCTTTGTGCCTCGGCCAAAGACGCCTTCCCAGAAATCAAAGATGCCTCTGTGTTTGTCCTCGAACCGCTCGATCTCGCGGTTTCGCAGCAGGAAAACGTATGAGGTGCCGCCGATATATTCGACGACACCCCCACGCGGTGCTTCAGCGGTGATCGTCATCAGACCGCCGTGAACGTAACGATGCCGTTGCTGGTCAGCGACAGCGAATAGGTCACGCCGCCCTCAGTTTCGCCACCGAATTCCAGCGACTCGATATAGAACGAGCCAGAATAAGTGCCGAATGCCGGGACCGTCACTTTGAAGTTGCCTTTGGGATCGGCCAGCATCGCCACGGTGTTCATCCGCAATTCGGTGACGCTGTCTTCGAAATAGCCGTCACCCGAAATGGTGATGTTCTTCACACCGTTCAGGTTTTCGCGCCACAGAGCGCCTTCAGGCGTCGTGCAATCCGGCGTCGTGACATCGATCAGCGAGTTGTTGATCGTCAGCGTTTTGCTGTTCAGACCGCACAGATTGGCGAACGCTTCGGTCGGGGTTGCGCCGTCGCCGATTTTGACAAGCAGGGCGCGTCCAAGTTGTTTAGGCATCATGGCCTCCGGTTACAGCTTGCCCAAGGCTGGTTTCTAGGCTGTCTCGAGCAATGCCCGAAGTGCGATCACAGCCGTATAACCTCGGCCATCAGGATCCCTTGTAACATTATGGGTCTCGAAAATCAATTCGACCAGGGTAAAGCCGGTGACGGTCACGCTGGTCTCCTGCCGGTGCAGCGCCGCGTTCACCGCCTCCACGATCTGCACAGCTTCAACCCGGCCAGATGCCGATCGGCTGTGCGCTTCCATCGTGATGTCCACAGATGCGCCGATCGTGCTGTCGGTGTCGAATGCGCTGGGGCTGATGTCGCCAAACCGCAGATATGGGAAAACCACATTCTGCGGTGGCTCATCATAGATGCGGCCAGCGACCGTCGCAACGACCCCATCGTTTGCGGCCAATGCAGCGCGCAGACCCTTTTGGAGCGCAAGAGCAAACCCGTCAGCCACCGGCTGCCTCCTTCATCCCGCGCCGCACAGCCGATCTTACGCTGCGCTGAAATTTCGGCGCTTGCAGTTTCTGAGCCAAACGGATGTAAGGCTGCGCTGCCGTCTTGCCGCGCTCGCCTTTCTCTCGCCCGAATTCTACTGCCTTCGCCTTGATCTGCGCTGCCTTAGTTGGCGGCGCAGCCTCAACGGATCCGATCATGCCGTCGGCTTCATATTGAGTGTAGATCCAGCCCTTCAATTCGCCGGATTTGATCGGGACCATCCGCCGTGCCATTTTGGCGGCTTGCTCGGTGTTGAGGCGAATAGCCTTTTTCAGGTTTGACTTGACTGCCTTTGGCATATTTTCGAGCTGGCGGGCCAGCCGTCTCGCGCCGTCAATTCTCATGTCGCCACCCCGCGTTCCAGCAGGAATTCCACAAGCGAATTTTTGGAATCGACTTGGGTCACGTTTTTGATCGCCCAGGTTTTCCCGCGAATGATCACCCGATCCGCTGCGGTGATGGCCTTTGTCACTGCGTCTGCACGGCAGCGCATCGTCGCCATTGCCACATCGGCCAGCGCGCCGCCCTCGATCATCTCTTTGCCGGTGCGCTCGCGCATATCGGCCCAGCGCACGCCATATTCTGACCAGCCAGTATAGACGTTGCCATAAGCATCGACAGCGCTCTGATCGAGCCGCTGGAACGTCGCCCGCTCTCCAAACGACGCCGCCTTAGCCATACCACTGGTTCCGTTCCATGCCGATCATGTCGGTGAAACCATAGGGCAGATCCAGCATCTGCTTCTCGGATGTCGTCTCGCGGTTCTCATACCAATGCGCGACCAGCATCATCAGTGCGTGCCGAATCGTCTGCGGCACGTTGACCGGCGAGGACCCATAGCCGACGACATATTCGATCTTGATCGCATCGTCCCGGGTCTGGGTGGTCGGCCAGGCCTTGCCTGATTTCGGCGAGACGGTGATCCTGTTTGGCGTCCCGAAGACATCGAAGTCGGCCAGCGTTGCAGTCTGCAATGCGCCGTCAGTGTCGTAATATTTGATGGCCGAGACGGATTGAACCGGGCCAAGCAAAAGCAGAACGGTGCCAGGGTTTGGCGACAGCCACTGCCCCCAGGTTTGCGTCATCATCGCCCGGCCAAGCGCGCCTTGCACATCCACAAAAGAGATGGCCGCGTCGATATAACGCTGAATGATCGTGTCGTCGTCAGATCCCTCGACGCGCATCTGTGCCTTGGCCTCGGCCAGCGAGATCGGCGAGACGGTCGGCGCGGTGACGCGGACAAGAGCATACTGCGGCGAGAGCATTTTCAGACCTTCACGGCTTTTTCGACTGCGGCCTTTTTGGTGGCGCGCTCGATTTTCGGTTCCGCATCAGCGAAGCCCTCCACGATGCCCGCCGCGATATAGCGGGCCGCGACCTCTTCGGTGCAATCAATGATGTCGCCAACATTATGCACAAAATCAATGCCAGCCATCGACGTTAGGAAACGCACTTTTGCCATGTCTTGCTCCTCATGGAAGTGGGCGGGACCGAAGCCCCGCCCGATTGTCATCACGATGCAGCGGTGATCAGGTGCTTGATCGCTGCGGTGTTGGTCAGCACGCCATCGAAACGGATGTAACCAAGGATGCCGTAGTCAGGAGCGAAACGCTCACGGGCCACGAACAGCGTCGGCGAGCCGACCTTGCGGACGTAGAACTTGGACATGTCGCCGAACAGCATGACCTTCTTCGCGGCGGCCAGCGAATCCATCGCCTGGTTCACGACCACATTGTAGCCGAGAATGTTCTGCGGGATCCCGGCCTGATAGTTGCCCATCTGCCAGAGGTAGTTGCCTTGGCCGTCCTTCAGCTTGCGAACAGCGGCCAGGGTGCTGTCGTTCATCATCAGAGCGGTATTCGGCGCGGACCGATAGGCCGGGTTGACCGAATGGACCAGGTCGATGATCTCGTCGGCGGTCACGGCAGCAGTCGCCGCAGCAGTTTTGCCCAGCGCCGAGTTGGTCACGATGCCTTCGACATCAGACGACCCCGAGCCGGTGGTCAGCTTGGAGTTGGCAATGCGGCCCATGCGCTCGCCCAGCAGCTCGCCCAGCAGCGATTCCATGTTCAGGATGGAATCGTTCGCCAGCTCATAGGACCAGCGGACCCACTCGGTATCGAACGCATATGCGCCCAGCGTCTTCTGGCCGAAGGTCACATCCGAGCCGCCATCGTCGGTCGGCTGGGTGCCTTCGGTGTGGGCAACAGCCGCGACGGTGGTGTCGTCAACGGTCGGGATGTTGAACGTGTTGCCGCCCGTGGTGTTGATCACGGTGAACAGGTTCGAGTCATACATCGGGCCGGTGGCGATCATCGCCTTTTCGATGAAGGTTGCCAGCTCAGTCGGGACCGTGTAGCCGCCAGCCGAGTTGGTGCCAGCGGTCTGCGTGCGCAGCTCAGAACCGCGCAGGACCTGACGCACTTCGGCATCCAGGCCTTCAACGCCGCCGTTGGCGATCATCGAGTAGAACGCCGAGCGGTAATCCACAGCCGCGCCAGCATCAACGGCAGGAGCCGAGGTGCGCTCTGCGACCGGGCGCTTGGAGGTGTCGATGGCGCTCGACGCGCGCAGAGCCGCGTTGACCTTTTCCATGCGCTGCACGGTGCCAGAGAGGCGGTCATGCTCGGCCATCATGGTGTCGAACTCGCGCTCGATCTCGGCAGCACGGGTCTCGTCGGTCTTGTCGGTGACTTCGGCAAGTTTGGAACGGGCTTCGGTGGCAAGGCGCGCCATCTTTTCCCGCAGGTCTTTCACATCAGCCATATCGGCCTCCTACTGTTTGCCTTGCCCAAGGGCTGGAGATGGGCCAACAGCGGGACCGCCGTTATTCGTCAGCCACAAAATCCTTGCGTTCCCATGCCTGGCAGACGCGCAGATTGTGGCAGATAAAATCAAGTTTCTCGCACCAGCCGCGCCCGCCGCCATCAGCGTCGAATGCGGTCAGCGGGATGTCCTCCATCGCCTTGAGCATCTCGGGCGTGTTGTTGAAATAGGCGCAGTTTGCGCACAGCTGCCGACGCGCCTCGGCCTCGTTCACGCTCCAGACATCGGCCATTTTTGCCCAGAATTCTGGGTTGGCTGCCGGATCCGCCGACGCCAGCTCTGGACCGAGATTCCAGTTTTCAATCGCGTTCTGCATATTGATCTGGTTTTCGGTGCCGGTCCCGATCTCTGGCTGCTCCACCGGCGGCAACAGATATTCGTTGCGCGATTCCACGCCGCTGATCTTGGCCTTCATCCGCATCCGGCGCGCCGCCTGAGACTTCACCTGTTCATCGCGGAATTGCTGCAACGATCGCAACGCGATTTCGGTGCCGTCATAAGCAGGCGTCGTCACGATGCTCACATCGAACAGCTGCGCCTCTTGGATCACCCGGCGCGGGATCGGCTTGCTGTCATCCCACATCTGGCGCACAGGCCGAAATGCAAACGACATTTTGTCCAGATCGCCGCGCTTCATCTTCGGCACGATGCTGCGGACATCAGGATCCGATTGATCCAGCGTCGCCTCCATGTAAAGTCCGCGCTCATCCTCGGCCAACTTCAGCGTGCCGGATCGGGTGCGGGCCAGCGGCAGGCCTTCGTGGTTGATCAGGAAAACGACATCATCGCGCTTGATCGCTGCCTTGAACGCGCCGCGCTGGATGCTTTCGGTGAACATTCCGCCAATGTTGGTTTCCTCGCCAAAAACGGCGGCATAACCTGCGACCTTGATCTCGCCCGCCTCATCCTCGCGGATTTCGACAGGAACGCCCCGGCGGATTTCACGTTCAGACATATCGGCCCCCGCTTTCTGATCAGGTTGTATCACGTTTCGGGCTGCCTCGTCTATTGCATCGGCCTTTGCGTGCTTGTTCGCCCAGGACCGGCCAGGATCCCCGCCCCACAGCGCCCACGCAATGCGCCCGTTGGACGGATAACCATCTTCTCCAGGCCGGAATCCCTCGGCCTCTTTGTCGATCTCATGCCGATCAAAGTATGCCTTCATCCGGCGCACGGTTTCGTCGGACAGATCCCGGCCGTTCACGATGTCACGCGCCCTGGCGATGCCGATCTCGGTGCCGCCGCGCCCGAATTCGCTGCGCCAATCAAGGCCGCGCTGGGCCTCTGCTTTCATGCCATCATTCGGTTGCGGCATCTGGCGAACCATTCGGCTGGGATCCAAGCGGCACGGTCGCGCCCTGGATCAATAGATTGTCGGCGCCCTTGGCTGGCAAGTTTTCGATGGCGCGGATCTCATCCGGCGTCCTGATCGCGTTCTGGATCGAAACCGCATAGGCTTCCATCCGGCTCTTCAGATCGCCGCGCAGCAGGCCGTCCACGTTGAATTCGACATAGAATTCGGATCCGCGTCCGAAGAACTTCAGGTTCATCTCTTGCTCGAATTGCTCCACCCACCGCTTCACGGTGTGCTTCACAAAATGAAGATCCTGTTGTTCCGTGTTGGAGAATGTGCCGTGCGTCAGATCCTGCAAGAACACCGGCGGCAGCGAGTAAATGCGCGCGATCTGTTCCACGCTGAAGCGTTGCAACTCAAGCAGCTGCATATCTTCGGGCGCTAGGCCGATCGTTTTCAGCTCATGGCCGAGCGGCAGCGCCATGATCGAGCGCCCCTCTTTTGCCAGCTTCAGCGTTGTGGCCGCGACATCCTCAGATGCCCGGTTGGCCGCCGCGCCAGACGCGAACGGCCCTTGCAGCACGGCAGGCGGGATGCCGCCGGATTGAAATGCCTTCGAGCCGTAGCGGCTTGCGGCGATCGCCATCCCGATAGCATCGCGATTCTGCGAGATCGGGCCACGCGCATCCGTCATGTTTGCCTTCAGCATGAACGGCAGATCCAGGATCTCACTGGATTCATAAACCCGCGAGCTGGCGCGATAGATTTTGCGACCGTCGATCAGGCGCTCCACGCGCACCTTGGTCGGATCCAGCGGGAAAAGATTGACGATCTCTCCAGCGCCGTTGCGCTCGATATAGGTCACGGCGCGCCCGCCGGTCAGCACTTGCTCGAAAGAGTATTTCCGCCATTCGAACGACGACATATCGTCGTTGACGGCTTCGTGCAGCATCTGCGAGATCGTGCTGCTGACCTTCTTGCGCCCGCCGTCTGCCTCTTTCTGGTAGACTTGCAGAGGCAGGCCAGCGATGGTCCCGGCGATGAAATTGACCGCCGCCCAGACCGCAGGAACGCCAAGAGCGGTGTCCACGTTGACCGTGACACCAGATGACGCATAAAGATCGCCCCAGCCCATGATCTGCAAGAAATCATTCGCAGATACTGGCGCTGTTGGGTTTTCAAGATTGCGTTTTTCCGCTTTGCGGAAGCGATCAAACAGTGCCATCGGACCCGACCTATGAAAGCGATTGTCGGGAAGATAACACGCTAGGCGCTCAGTGTAAACGCAGGGTCATCCCAGGGCGAGGATGGCGGCTTGGATGCCTCGCCGCCCATCGCCGCGCCGATCGCCATCGTGGCCGCCAGCGCCATGTCGATCCTGCCTGTGGCGCGCTGCTTTTCGAATCGGCGCAGCCCGGCTGGCGATGTCCAAAAGCAGGCCGACGCCACGGCAGACCGCAGCGCCGGGTTGACCTCGATCCGCAGCCTGCGCTCCAAGATCAGATCCTCGAACTGGTTGACGCTCTGCGGCATCCAGAGCGGCGTATCCTTGCGCTGATTGGTGCCTTGCGGGTGCTCGATCAGAGGCAGCACGCCGCCGATCTCATCCAGCGCATTCTCAAACGTCTTGATCAGCCAGCGGTCATAGGACACCGCCTGCACATCGAACCGCTGCGCTGCCTCGATCAGGTCATATGCGATCTGGTCGTATCGGATGACCTTGCCCGGCGGCGCGATCAGCCAGCCATCGCGCACCCAGACAGAATATGGCGCTTTGTCGGTCAGCTCGCGCTGGCTGACCGTATCGCCAGGGGTGTATCCACGCGCGCACAGCGCAAACTTGGGCCTGCCGTCCTCTGTTTCGCCATCAGGAAACACATAGGCCACGCCGGTGATGTCTTTGGTCGCCGACAAGTCCAGGCCGATATAACACGGCTGCCCATCGAAATCATCGATCGACATGGCCGGATCTTCGCAGGCTTCCCATGCTGACCGGCTGATCCAGGCTGCATCCGCGTCGGTCCAGACGCAGAAATGCAGGCGCAGGATGCTGTTCAGTTTGCCCGGAATCGCGCGCGCCTGATCCACAACGCCTTGCAGGTAGCTCTCTTTCAGGATCACGCCCAACAGCGGGTTGACCTTTGACCAGCAGCCTGGTTCCGTCAGAGGATCGTCGCCCTCGTCCAGGGCGCAGACATATGGGAATGTCGTGTCATCCTTCATGTCGCCAGCGGCCACCGCGCAGGCGTGTTCGTGCTCCTCCCAGCAAACACTGTTTCGGTCGGATCCGCTGTTGGTGATCATCAACAGCAGCGGCTGGTTGCGGAATTTAAAACCGCGCTCCAGCATTTCCATTATGCCGCGATCAGGATGCTCATGGACCTCATCGCACAGCGCGAAATGCGGACGCGGCCCAGATCCGCTCTTGCCGCTGTCCCGGCTGATCGGGCGGAAGAATGCCCCGGCGCTGATATATGCCAGGTTCCAAACCGGGTTGACGCCCGATGGCGTGATCCGCTTTTCCAGCGCCGGTGATTGCCGCACCATCTTCACAGCGTCCTGGAACAGGATCATTGCCTGATCCTTCTTCGCAGCCGCCGCATAAATTTGCGCGCCCGCCTCGCCATCAGCCATCAGCCCATAAAGACCGATCCCGCCAGCCAGTGGGCTTTTCCCGTTGCCCTTGCCCATCTCAATGTAGGCACGCCGATAGCGCCGCAGCCCATCTGGTTTTTTCCAGCCGAAGATCGAGCCGACGATGAACGCCTGGCTGATGTGCAACTTGAACGGGATGCCCTCGAATTGTCCCTCGCTCAGTTTCAGCACGTTCTCAAAAAAACCGATGGCACGATCCGCTGCGGCTTCGTCAAAATAGATGTCGTCGCGATCGAGGTCGGCGAGGTGTCGGCGGCACTGATTTCTAACGTGCGGACCGACGCTGATCTCCCCGGCCAGCGCGCGGCGCGCGTATTCGTGCACGATGTGGGTCATGTGAAATATACCGCCGTTGGATCTTTCTCGTTGGCTCGATCCGCTTCGACGCCGAGGCGCACTCGGCTTGATGGCGTCAGGCCATATTCCGACGCGAATTTCATGGCATCCCGCATAGCGGTGTTGGCCGTGCCGACCATCGGATTCTGAATGATGTTGCCGTTGCTGGTCTTGATGATCAGCCCGCCGCTGGCCGGGTTGGCCTTCGCCATCTGCTGGATGGCCTCCTCGGCTTTCCGCCATCTGCCATAGGCTTGGCAATACATCGCCAGCCCGCGCCCGTCGATCTCGGTCAGCACGCCGCAACGAAACAGCGCACCGCAGATGTGATGCCACTCTTCCAGCGCATAGGCGTCCAGATGTTCCGGCGGCTCTGGCGCGGCCTCCATCACCATCACCGGCAATGGCTCGCTCTTCGGCATTCGGTCAGCGCGGTCGCGCCCCGTCACGATCTTGATCGCGGACGGTGATGGTTTTCTGCCGCGCGTCATTTTACTATTGCCTCAAGCAACTTGTCCTGTAGAAACAAGGCACTAGCAAACAAGGACGCAAAATGAAAACGCAACAGACCACCCACGAAACGAATTGCCTGATGGCCGCTGCCAGCTTTAGTGCAGTTCGCGGTCGCGGCGCACAGCGCATCCGCAAGGACTTCTCGACCTTTGCTGAAGCAAAAGAATACGCCGCCGAGCAGGGCGATGGTCGCACCATGATTTATGCCGTGACCGAATCTGGATCCAGCGCCCACATCATCAACGCCTGAAAACAACGCAAGCCGATTCACAACGGCTGCCCATCTGATGGTGGAGCGTGTGGATTGGTTCCGCCCCATCGCCCTGCCGAGTGGACCTCGGTGGTTGCCTGCTTCACACGCGCTTCGCCCTTGTACATTCCAGCCCCCATTTCGTCAATCTTGCTGAATGGCAGGATCTGGACCGTCAGCCGTTGGCGCGCATCTGGATTTAGGAAGTAAACATACCGAAGCTGGAACCCTTCTTTTGGTTTATACCCAGCATCCCGGAAGGGGCGCATCGACGCCGCGCCAGTCTGAGAAATTGCTGGGCCTTTCGTCATTGAAGTCGCGTTCACAATCTTTGGGGCTTTTGCCTGCGATCCGAGACGCAAGCTCAAGTCTGTCGAAACGCTGCCATCCGGCGCTTCCCAGATGCTGGTGTTTTTCTTGATGCCTGTCAGGACAAACCCACTTGCCCGATAGATCGTGCCATCGCCGCACTGCGTCCCATCTGAAAAGCTGACAACCCACTCAATGTGCGGATAGTGCTTTTTGATCAGCCGCATCGCCACCCCGAGCGCCCGGCTCTCGCTGTTCTTCGGCAAGACATCAGAGAATGCCATGCGGTTCAGTTCAAGAAATCCGTTCCAGCCTGTGCCATCGACCAGTGCCTGCGTCTTTCTCTTGTCCAGAGACGGGCCAAACTGCATTGCCCCCTCTAACTTGCCATGCAGAAAGACCCCGAAGTGAAGCTGCGAGTTCGCAGCCACCTTCCCGCTGTAATGAATTGCCCGCACCAACTTGGTCGCGGCCTGTGCCGTGATCGGCTTGACGACGATTTCTTTAGCAGTTGCCATTGAACATCTCACAGATTCTGGCGAGCGCGTTGCCGTTTCCGTTTTCATTTCCGGTGTCGATGAACGCACCCATCGCCTTTGCCTTTTCCATCGCGGCCTTCACTTCTTCGACCTGATCGTCGTGCAAGGTGAACGTCATCTGCTGGAATGGTTTTCTGTCTCCATCAGCCAGCGCAGGCATCGGTGCTTCGGCATCATCGTCGAAAGAAATTGCGTCAATTTCTGTGATTTCAAAGCCGGTCAGCGTCAGGTCAAAATCAAACTCTCTGAGATCGCTGATTTCGATTCGCAACATTTCGTCATCCCAGCCAGCGTTTAGCGCCAGCTTGTTGTCGGCGATGACATAGGCTTTTTTCTGCGCTTCAGACCAGCAGACTGCAGTCATTGTCGGCACCTGATCCAGGCCCAGCTTCTGAGCCGCAAGCAGTCGCCCGTGACCGGCGATCACCTGGCCGTCGATGTCGATCAGGATCGGTGTGGTGAATCCCCACTCCTTGATCGACGCTGCGATCTGCGCGACCTGCGCCTCGCTGTGCGTGCGGCTGTTTCGAGCATATGGGACAAGATCCGACACCTTTCGGCGCGTGACAGTATCGGCAGGCCATTGCTGGTCAGGCATTTTTCGCTCCAGTTTTCCAAACTGAAACCAGCTTTGAC